CAGTGTTGGCAGCAGTACCAAGTTCATAGTAATCGTTACCTCCTATTGTACCCTGTGAGATGTTACCGTTGAAGTAAAATATCTGACCGCCTCCGCCGCCTGTGGATGGGAATGTGCGCAGCGCACCTGTGCCGTCTATATATTGGTCATTTGTGCCATTTGCAGCAACGGCAAGTGTGCCCGATGTTGTAACTGGTGAACCTGATACAGTGAACGCGGCGTTACTTGGTGCAGGCATGGTAAGGCCTACGCTTGTTACCGTGCCCGATGGAATTGCAGGAGTGTTTATTAAATCATTATAATCACCTGTAGTAGCAACCGTAGCAAGGTTTGGCTTATTGAGAATCTCAGCCACCCCACTTACCGCATTCCAATCACTATTTACTTGCGCCGCTGGTATAGTGGGCAGGTTGCTCAAATCGTTATAGTCTCCTGTTGTGGCAACTGTTGCAAGTGTTGGCTTATTCAATATCTGATAGTCTCCACTAGATGCGTTCCAATCTACGGGAGTTTGACGCAAGCGATAGCCCACAGCTTGCAGTGTCCAATATGCTGGGTTCGTTGGATTGATTCCGTCATTGTTGGCAATGCACGCATACACGCTGCCATTATACCAAACTCTATCACCAATTACGTATTGATTGCCTTGCGCTGTGGTATGGTTAGCGTTGTACTCAGTAGACACGTAAGGCCCACCTCCACCACCGCCGCCGCCTGCTGCGTCAAATGTCACTGACCCGTCACCGTTATCTGTGATTGTGATATTAGTGCCGGCAACAAGGTCAAGGATATTTTGGACAGTATTGTCAACGCCGTTAACTCGCAAAGTCAATCCAAGACCTGAACCGCTGCCGCCTGTGGATGAACCGCCCACCGCCCACACAGCGGGAATGTCACACGCTGACCAGTCCCATGGAACTTCAAGTTGTAGTGAGAATGTCACGCCTGTGAGCGTGTTCTTATACTCTTCCATGAAGGGCTCAATGACGGGCGGCGTTACTAGCTGCACATCAAAGCCGAATAATTGCAGGCCGTTTTTAACTTCAGCAATTAAGTCCTGTGCAAGTCGTACGCAGTCACTAATCACTTCGCGTTGATATTCCGCCTTAGTCTCTTTGTCACGTGGGATATCTGCGAATATGATTTGGAAATCAAACTGCATACCACCGTCAACTGGCTTAATGTTGTTAGGCACAACGTGCATGAAAGGATATTGCTCATCTTGATCCATATCGGCAAGGTCTATTTGACCATGCGTGAATCGTTTAATGAGCAAGTGACCTGCGGCGAATGCCTCGAGTCGGTTAATCAAAACGTTGTAACTGTAATTGTAACTATTCATTACCTATTTCGTTTTTTCATTTCTGCCTTTTGCACCTGCACATAGTCGGCTAGATATGTCAAGTGCGTAAATACTTCGTATGCTCTGCGGTCGGTTACTGCATCAAACTTTGTGATGTCTCTATCGGCCAACACTTCAATGATATGAAACCATCCGTAAACATCTAAGCCTTCTGGAGTGTATTCGTCCTCGCTGCCTCCGTCACTATCTCCGTTATCTCTTTTGCCAAATAGTCTAGGGAACTGCCGTATAGTTCCTGTTCTAAACTTGAAAAAAAAACCAGCACATTGAGTACATGGTCAAGTGTGAGTAGCTTCACGCTGTCTATATACCTGCCCACTTTTGTACTATCGTATTTTTCAATATCATAGCGTCCTGCCCACTTTGCCATAACTGGTCGGTATAGGATGGCCATCATTTTAAGTGCGGCATCTGCATCTAGTTTGCCATCTTTGTACAAGTCAGTACATGCACTATCGAGGTCAACATATTCACCGAAGGTCATCTCTGTGAGGTCGGGAATAAAGCCTAACTCGATTGCGCCCACTCGCACCTTGCGTTCAAATCCATCCGTACAAAGCTGAATGGCAGCTTCAAACTTCATGATGATCTCATCAATCACAGTTGCCTGCAATAGCTTAATGCTATCCATGCTCTTGCCTGTAATCACTCGTACACGCTCCGCAGCATCAACCGCATTGCAGTAGTCGATGTATTGGCCTAGCGTCACGCCCTTAGCGTTGGCCGCTATATTTACTCTGATTTTCATCTTGCTGTTGTATTGTAGTTTTTAATCCGATTTTGTTACAAGTCTGAATGCACCTGAATAATAACAGGGGCTTTGTCATCCCCGGCATGAGTTACGCGGGCTTGTTTTGGTTTAAAGTATTCGAGTAGTGCAGTGTAGTGTTTGATGTATTCTTCATCTTCCATATCGTTCATGATGCGCATACACTTTTGCGCACCTTGCTCAACAAACCATTGCCCGAGTTGCTCCCACATCTTAGTCTTTTCACTCACTGCTCCCTTTGGTTTCAAGCCAGCGTGACCAGGCACAAAGTGCCCTTGTTCGTTTCTCATTTTTTCCATAAGCTACGATAAAATTTGGTTACTTCTTGTCATACTGCGCAATGCATACAGCTATGCGCTGTTGTGAATCTGGAAATTCTTCCTGTGTCTTTGCATCACTCATGCAGCGTGCAATGAATGCGCTTTTAGATTCGTCTGTTGTTGGTGTTGGTAATGGCATGTTATTAGATTTTAGGTGTGTGATTCTCGTTTAGCTTGCCGAGTTGCCTCTTAAACTCACTGATTAGGTCGCGGATGCAGGAGGCGCATTGTGATGGCTGTTCACGCCTGCCCGTCATTTGACTAAAAAAGCGGTACAGTATCTCGTTATCTTCCTGCGTCATGCGAGGCGCACCATCTATGCGGTCGATGAACTCGGATAGTTTTAAGATGTCAGCTTCTGACCAGTTCAGTGCCGACCACTTATGTGCCGGGCAGGATGTAAAGCGGTACTTTACTTTGTGACTCATAAAGCATCCGCATAGTTTTATAGGTTCTTTGTAATAGGTTACAAAGTTTTCTTCGGGATCTACTGTGCCGCCGATTAGTGGCGTGCCGCAAGTACCCCATTTATGGTTATACCATTTGCACTTTTTACAAATCTCCAGCCGTTCGCGTTGAATGAGTGGAGGCACGTTGAAGTTGAACATAATTGCGTATTCTTTTTAATGCCCTATGAATTGATAGACGTAGGTACGGGTAAGGTATGCCGGTATCTTCGCTTAGTTTCTTATAATCAAAGTCAGGCTTAGAGTATAGACGCAGCAAAATGGCGTCATGTTCGTTTAGCCTTCCGATTGCGCTGTATAAATATTCGCCGTCTATGAAGTGGCCTAGCCATGTCTCATCCTGTTTTGTATCATCTACGGCCTTATCCGTTATTAAATCGTAATACTTCCGATAGCGTGTGGCGTAGTCGCTGCGATTACTATGCCATGATAGCCATAATGCACGGTCTACATACTGCCTTACCTTACCCCTGCACACTATATCTTCAACATCTTGCTGCGGTCTATCCAGTAACCTGGTCAATACCTCATGCACTAGATCACTTGCCTTGTTTTTGTCGTGGGTTAGCCCGTTAGCCTTCGCCAACCATGAATTGTAATGCTTTGATATTTCAGCACTTACACAATCCAAACAAAAATAAATGTTAAAATATTAGGTAATTTGTTACCCATGGCAGTATATTTACAGCCGTAAAGATAATCAATCTAAAATCTAAAACACAATGACAAGTTTTACTTACACATTCAAAAGCATCGAATTAACCGTAGATGTAGAATTCGATTACGGCATCATGTATCATTACTTTGATAGAGGCGGTTACGAGGTTTATGTAGACCTGATTGAAATTAACAAAGTAATGTGCGGTGAGTTGGATATGACTCCGCTATTTGAAAATGGTGCATACTGCAAGGTTAGCGCAGAACTTGAAAGGGCTTGCTCTGATTATGCCACAAGCATCACTGACCTACACCTGTTTTAAATCAAAGCAGGGGTGCGACTGCGTAACGCACTTCCTTTAGTAAATCAATAAACACAATAAGCAAAATGAAAATTCAAATTAAACAACCAATGGTAGTTAGTGAAATTGAAGTAACTGTGCCATGCTATTACCAATTCGACCGTGGATACTACATGTGCTACGGCTCTATCAATGCAGACTTACATCGCGTCGAAATGCAAGTGCGAAAAGACGGCAGCTTGTTTATGATTGACGTAAGCAAGCTAGAAACTTACATGCTTGAATCGGCTATTGCATCACGTGCCGAAATGGATAAATTTACCCTAATTGAAGAGGCAGTGTTTAGCCATCACTTCGCAATGCATCACCGCGAACTGTTCTATAAAATCTTCCCAGACGCAAGACCAAGCATATGAGCAAAGACCGATTAACAGCATACATTAACCGCAGGATGGGCAGCAAGTCTGCCCTCTTGCGGGCGATGCAAAAACACGGCGTGCCCGTGGAAAGAAAGACTATCTACAACTGGTGCCGTGATAACAACAGCATCAAGTTGGAGCAGCTGCAAAAGCTTGCTAAAGCATTTAAAGTCCCGGTACATGAATTAGTAAAACAAATCACAATCAAAAACGAAGGCGATGAGTAAACACCCAACACCTGAGCAAGTGTATTGCATCCGCAAATACTTCGGCGACATGTCAAACGCTGCCCTTGCTAAAAAGCTAGACATTAGTCCCGTTATGTTATGGGACTGGGCGAAGATTGCGTTCAGCCCAAATCAATCTACACGCAAGTGGAAACACATCATGCAGAATCTTGATTACCTTGAAGAGCAAGAACAACTTGAGGTGGAGATACTAAGCGAGTATAACATCAAGGAAGTTGATCGAAAAAAGCAGGTAAGCTATCGCAAAGTCTATACACCACAGCGCATGTTTTACATCGTAAATATTGATTACGATTTTAATTTTATTGTGCGCTTCGCTACACCCGTGCCGATGAGTAAAGTCGAGTTCTCACCGTGGTCTACCGGGCATGATGTAACCGTGACGCCATTAGGCCATTGGGAGTGGATGGAGTTGAAAGATAATCTGCCCGTGGTGCGCATACCTACCGATGGAGATTATGTTGGATTATTTTGGTGCGCAACTAAAGAACTGTTACAGCATGAAGCATGACGAAAGTAAAATGCAGCAACGGTGTGTGGAGTGGTTTAGATACTCCTTCCCTCGCACACTGATTGCTTCCTTCCCTAACGGTGTGTATATCGGTGGCACTCCAGTGCAACGGGCAAGACGCTGGAATCTTTTAAAAGCTGAAGGTGCTATGCCGGGAATGCCTGATTTAATGATATGCATGAGCAACGGCCCATACCATGCACTGTTCATCGAGATGAAAACCGAAAAGGGTAAACTTTCAGACACGCAAAAAATCGTTCATGCACAGCTTATCAATGCAGGTTACTGCGTTAAGGTGTGCAGGTCATTTGAAGAATTTACTCAAGTCATTAAAGTTTATTTGGAAGCATAGATACTTTTGTTATCTTTGCCTTGCTACCTAGTATGAAAACATTTTCAAATCCCACCATTACCGCATTGCCATAAGCACGACCGTGCGCTGGGTAGCCTTTGCGTGTAGTGGTGGGTATTTTATTCTTTACTTATTATGGATGCATTATTACTGCGTGAAAACGCACAAGCGCAATTAGCACAAATCAAAACACTTGAATCAGGTGTTGATTATTTAAACAAAGTGAAAGCAATTGAAGTATGGGCAAAGGCAGAAAAGAAAGATGCCGAATTGCAAAACATGATTGCTGAACAGAAGATACGTACGCAACGAATCTTAGGGCAGCTGTTAAAGGAAAGTCAGGTTAGTAAAAATCACCACAAAGGAAATCAATATAGTGGGGCGGTCGCTAACAACGACTCCCCCAAATTATCTGATTTTGGATTAACCAAAGACCAATCATCCACTTTCCAAAAGATTGCCGCACTTCCAGAAGAAATCTTTGAAGCTGAGATTGCAACAGCAAAAGAGGAAAGCGAAAAGCGTGTTGAATTAACTACAAGCCGGGTGTTGTTTGCTGCTAAGGAGTACGAACAGCAAAAGAAAAAAGATGAGGCACAAATTACTGCGCGAGATAAAGAATTGATTGATGCATTGAAGCGTGGTGAAACAGTAGTAGTGAATCAAAAAGTTGATTTAGCTGCAATCAAATATGCCGAAACGCATGGCTTGTATGTTCGTTGCGATCGCTTTAGTGATTTTGGTAATCCATTTGAAATGGATAAGGATGGCGACCGTAATGAAGTATGCGATAACTACGAACAACACTATCTACCATTTAAACCAAGCATTCATAAGCAACTATTCAAATTAAAAGGCAAAGCACTTGGATGCTGGTGCGCTCCGCTTCGTTGTCATTGTGATACTCTAATAAAACTAATCAATGAAAACAATTAGATTTTTACAAGTAGCCATTGCACAGCGTGAATGGAATACTAAACTTAGAGGCTTTTATCATTGCAGCATTGGTATCGATGTAGATACAAATGAACTTACCCGGTTATATCCTATTGCACCCAGTACGATGTGGAAGCATAAGATATACGAGATACAGGTTGAGCCTATGACTTGCAGACGTGAACGTTCATATAAACCGATTCGGACAAGGTATGTTAAAGAACAAACTCAACAAGAAACCAATGTGATGCTTAATAAGATACCATTAACTACGATAGATCATTTGAATGAAGATAGATTATCAATGGGTGTGGTAGATGTGTCACAAAAACGGTTGACAGTTTCTACTAATATGCAAGAGGTATATGAAACGCAGATTAGTTTGTTTTGCGATGATACAGCCGTTATTCCACCGCCTATACGTAGTCATGCTGACGTAGTGCATAAAGACATTCGGATTCACTTTGCGGATTCACGTTTAAAGCAAGGCTACCGGGATTTAAGCTATAACGAAAGTCACTTCTACATAGGATTAGAAAGAAATGGCGTACTGCCTAAGACATACGATAGCGCACACTGGGATAGATTAATTGTAGGAAATTTGCGAAACCATAGAAGTACTTTCATAGGTTTGTGCCTATTCAAATCTAAACACTGAACACAATGGCACAAGACCCAGCATTTTTATTTTACTATCAGGATTTCTTAGTAGGCACAGATGATATGGACAATCACGAGGTTGGCGCATATATCCGTTGCCTATGTCATCAAGCTGCAAAAGGATGCATCAGTGAAAAACATATGATGAAGATATGTTTAAGACAAGACGTGTACGAAACAGTATCCAGCAAGTTTGTGCGCGGCGAAGATGGTAATTACTGCAATGATCGTTTAGCTTCTGAGATTAGCAAGCGTAAGGCGTTTGCTGAATCAAGACGAAATAACAGAATGAAAAAAACATATGATAAACATATGTCGAAGACTAGTGAAACATATGTTCAACATATGGAAAATGAAAATGAAAATGAAAATAAAGATGTAATTAAAAAAGGTGTGCGCAAAAAGTTTGTGAAGCCTGATGAGAATGATGTGTACAACCTGATGGGTGAACTGAATTCTAAAGGTGGTAACTTTCTTACCGAAGATAAGTTGGTTAATTTCGCCCGCACCTTTATTGATTACTACGAAGCAAAGGGGTGGGTAGTAGGTAAGTCACCAATGAAAGACTGGAGCAGCGCAGTCCGGAATTGGATGCGCAGTGAATGGGACAAAGTAAAAAATCAAAAACAAAACACATATGCAAAACAATCAAATTCAACAGCAGACAGCATTGCAAAAGCTGAACAACTTTTCCGCGATGCAGTCGCTATCAGTAACGCACGCGATAGCGCAAGACAAGATAGCACTCCTGCGTAAGCTGGATAGAACAACTACCAAAGTCAAATTGATGCAGCTAGTTACCAGATGCACTCAGTTAATCAACGTACAGCAAAACATGAACGCTGTACAGATTGAATTCTGCGCTGAGAATATCCTAGAAAAGATGTGGATGTATTCACTTGAGGATGTGCAGCTGTGCTTAGATCGTGGTGCTATTGGTGAGTACGGTACCATCTATAATCGAATTGACCCGGCAACTATCCTTGCATGGTTTCCTAAGTACGATGCGCAGCGCCAAATAGCTGTTGAGGCTATCAATCAAAATGAACAGCAGCAAAACAACATCTACGAACTATTCAACCATCCGCAAATGGATCAGGTATTGCATGATGTGGTAGAAAAGATTGAAGCCCGCAAACTAGAACAGCCAGTGCAGGAAGTAAAGCGCAACAGCCCGTCACAACTGGAGACGGCATTGATGCAGGAGTATGATGCGCTGCCGCAATGGGATAACAACCCACGATTCAGAGTATACAAGAACAAACCTTACCAGTTCACAGAGTACCGCATGGAGCGTTACCGGGAATTGATTGAACAACAAAATGAGTATTGATAAATGAAACAATACGACATCGCAAAAGAGAATCAATTACTGCGTAAATTATTTATCTTAGCGGCTAAACGAAGTATGCGGCCCAGCATGACGGACAACAAAATAATGTGGCTGTTACTTGAGGAACTTTACCTGCTAACTGACAATGAAGTGTACAAGCTATGACTATTGGTGAACTTTGGGATGCGTTGCAGAATTACCCGGATGATACAGAAGTGTACGTTGGGTTTATCAACGGCCACAGCATCGACGAAGAAGAGTTCACAATAGCGGAGATTAGCAACATGCGGGGTAAGATTACAATCGCATTTATGATGGATGATATAAACATAATCAATAATTAAATCAATGAGCAATTACACAATGCAAGAGGGTCAGTTCACCCTATTCAAGAACACACGAACAAACAATAATGCACCTGAATACACGGGTGAAATCATGGTCAATGGAAAGAAGATGCGACTTGCTGCATGGGTTAAGGAAGGCAAGAGCGGCAAGTTCTTTAGCGGCAAGATGTCCGAGCCATTACCACCACGCACACAGGACGATGATTCACAAGGCACGGGTGATTTGCCGTTCTAATGATTGAGTACCTACCGAAACAAAAAGAAGCATTGCGTGTGCTGGGTAATTCACACCCGGCACGTGTTGTGCTTTTTGGTGGAGGTGCAGGCGGGTCGAAGTCATTCATCGGATGCGCATGGCAGATATCACGCAGATTCAAATATCCCGGCACCAGGGGGCTAATTGGTCGCAGCAAATTAGACACGCTCAAAAAGACCACGTTAAAGACTTTCTTTGAGGTGGCAGGTATGTTAGGTCTTGCACCTAATGAGCACTACACCATCAACAACCAGACGCACGTCATTACGTTTGCTAATGGTAGTGAGATTATTTTAAAGGACTTGTTTGCTTATCCATCGGATCCTGAATTCCACTCGTTAGGAGGTCTTGAGTTAACAGATGCGTATGTGGATGAAGCTGCACAAGTGAGCAAACGTGCGATAGACATTTTACAATCTAGAATTCGTTTTAAACTACGCGAGTACGACCTGCCCCCCAAGATGCTACTAACCTGTAATCCATCAAAAGGATGGCTGTATAATGATTTCTATGCACCATTCAAGAACGATTCATTGCCGGCACATCTTGCATTCATCCCATCACTTGCAACTGATAACACACACCTGCCCGAAAGTTATATAGAGACATTGCGCATGCTGCCCGAAGTGGATAGGCGCAGGCTACTGGATGGAGATTGGGAGTATGATGAGAGTATAGATAACCTTTACCAGTACGATGATTTGGTGCGCTGCTTCCGTGATGAGGAAAGCAAAGGGGATAAGTTCATCAGTGCCGACATCGCACGACTTGGAAAAGATAGAACTGTGATATGTGTGTGGCATGGGCTGCATTTAATTGAGATTCACGAGCTGCGCAAGCAACCAATTACCACAGTAACCGCTACCATACGTCAACTATGTGAAAGGCACAGCGTAAGATTAGCCAACGTGATCTGTGATGAAGATGGTGTAGGTGGTGGTGTAGTTGATACGTTGAAGTGTAGGGGATTCCTTAACGGGGGCAGGGCTAAACAACCAGACCGCTATGTAAATCAAAAAGCGGAATGCTATTTCAAACTCGCAGAACTTATAGAGCAAAACAAAGTTGTGTTCAAAGTTGATCGCTACCGGGATGTAATTGTACAGGAGCTGGACATGATACGCCGCCGCACTCCCGAAGCCGATGGGAAATTAGCAGTAATCAGCAAAGATGAGATATCCCGCATGCATGGCAAGTCTCCTGACTACGCCGACGCTATTATGATGCGTGTTTACTTTGAATTATTTCCGAATTACGGCAGCTATTCGTGGGCTTAATTGCTTCTGCAACCCGCGCCACCATTCATTTTAACAAATTTTAACAATTGATTTTTGGTAGGTAACTATTTACCCCACTATATTTGTGCCATCAATCAAACATTAAAACACAAAGCAATGACAAACACAATTCAACCCGGCACAACAATCACTGCAACTTTTATCGGTGATTCTAATTTGAAAATGACAGCACAAGTTTTATCACGTAAAGGTGATTTTGTAACTTGTCTTTGTGATAAGCAAATCATCCGCAAAAAAGTAAAAGTTGCATTTGACGGAAGTGAATACGTTATGCTACTCGGTAGCTATTCAATGGCTCC